ACAGGTAGAGCAAGAGTAGATGGTTCTATCACTGGTGTTGTTCACAAGTTTATGGACGACGGCAACATGAAACTTGCTGGTTCATTCAAAATTCTGTCTGATGGTTACATTAGTCGTTGGACAGGGGTGCCGACTAAAGTTAATGCCAAGGTCAGTGGCGATGCTTTAAAATTGTTACAATTACCAAAAGAACAAAACATTCTTACTCCGGTAGAGGAACAAGCGGCATAGTTCATAATTACTCAACAAGCGACAGTATTTTACTGTCGCTTACACACATATGGCAAGAAGAAAAAAACAACCATTAAAGATTTCAGAAGGCAAGTCAGACAAGGCAATATTTGCCGGCGTAAAATTTGCCGCAGTGCCTTACAGTAACTTTGTGGGCGGAGAATATGTTGATAGAATGTATGGCACCCACACAGGAGTTAGACTGGTACAAAAGGATGGAACAGACTATTCAGGCGCGATACATACTAAAAAGAGAAAGTGTTATAGACGAGACGGCACATTGTTTTGGCAAACTCTACACGTCACAAAAGATGGCAGATGGTTTGATAATTCAGGTATGCCCATGGAGAAACCAGGAGACATAGATGAAGAAGATAAAGATGAGCAAATTAGCACAGATGATTAAAGAAAGATCACAAGATAATCTGCCAGAAGACAAAGAATTACAAAGACTAGAAGATATTATTTTAGATGCAGTTGAACCAATCATACTGAGAGAAGGCAATGCCGAAAACAGAATGGTTATGGCAGGTGCAATCATGAAAGCGGCCATGATAATCTATCATGGAGATCTAGGCAACGATGGCACAGCGGCACTGTTACGTGAAGTTGGTGCACAAGTTGAAGATGGATTACTTGATGAATTCAGACAGATACTAGAAGACAACAAGCAATCAGACACAGTTCATTAGACATTTTTTACAAAAGGTGCTATAATTAGGACATGGCGTCGTGTGATGTGATTATCAAAGATGAAGTGAATGTAAAAATCAATCGTCTTGAACTTACCACAAGACGTAAATTGGTTAACAAATTCAAATATGAAATACCAGGCGCAAGATTTATGCCTGCTGTGAGACTGGGTCGTTGGGACGGTTGCGTGTCGTTCTTTTCTATGGGTGGGCAAACTTATGTGAACATGTTGGATGAAATATTGCCAATTATCGAAGAAGAAGGGTATCATATTAATCTTACAGATGATCGACCACCACTTGATCTGTCGTTCAATGAGATTGATGCAAACTATCTTGCAGATACAAAATGGCCAATAGGACATCCTGCTCAAGGACAACCTATTGTGTTAAGAGATTATCAAGTAGAAGTAATCAATAAATTTTTACATGCACCACAAAGCATACAAGAGATAGCCACAGGAGCAGGCAAAACAATCATCACTGCAACACTTTCAAAACTGTGTGAACCATATGGACGCACAGTGATTATTGTGCCAAACAAGTCATTGGTTACACAAACAGAAGAAGACTACAAAAACATAGGAGTTGATGTTGGTGTGTATTATGGTGACAGAAAACAACTGAATCGAACACACACCATCTGCACATGGCAGTCATTGAATAATCTTATGAAGGCATCCAAAGATGGACTGGCTACTACTACCATGTCAGAATTTGCACAAGACGTGGCATGTGTGATTGTTGATGAGGTACACATGGCCAAAGCAGATGTATTGAAACAACTGCTCACAGGACCATTTGCACACTGCACCATACGTTGGGGACTGACTGGTACTGTGCCAAAAGAAGACTACAACCAAAAAAGTTTAAGTGTTAGCATAGGGCAAGTGGCACACAGAATATCAGCCAGTGAACTGCAAGACAAAGGCATACTGGCCAACTGTCATGTCAACATCATACAAACTGAAGACTTCGTGGCATACAAAACATATCAAGAAGAACAAAAATATTTGACCACAACCAAAACAAGAATGGGATTTGTGGCAAACGAAATCAAAGACATTGCACAATCAGGCAACACATTGATATTGGTAAACTATGTGAAAACAGGAGAACTGTTACAAGAATTAATCGATGGTGCAGTATTTGTAAGTGGCAAAACCAAAGTACAAGACAGAAAAGATGAATATGACGAAATCAAAACTGCCTCAAATAAAATAATTATAGCAACATATGGAGTGGCGGCTGTGGGTATCAACATACCAAGAATATTCAACTTGGTGTTGATTGAACCAGGCAAGTCGTTTGTAAGAGTGATACAGTCAATTGGTAGAGGCATAAGAAAAGCACAAGACAAAGATCATGTGCAGATATGGGATATCACATCCACTGCAAAATTTGCCAAAAGACATCTTACTGCCAGAAAAAAGTTTTACAAAGAAGCCAATTACCCTTATACTATAACAAAGAAAGAGAACTGATGCAGATATTGACAGTAGAAAATCAAGGCATAGCAATTAATAGTTTACAAGAAGAAATAGATGATGACATGCGATTTTCGGTGTTAGACAACAGCGATATTTCAAATCCAGATTTTTATTTTGTGCCTTTAGTTTTCTTAGAAAGTTTTTCATCACCAACTGCTGTGTTGCAGATTGGTGAACACAAGATTCACATGCCACTTGACTGGTGTGTGGCAGTAGGAGATGACCAAGCAGGTGACGTAGAAGTACTACCCATCACCAGTTTGAATTCAAGAGATTTCAAAACATTTCAATTCAATCCTTTGACCAGCTATACAGCAGAGTGGCCAAAAATTGATATAGTAAATGTATATTCAGAAGTCAAATGGTATTTCCCAAAAACAAAACCTGGTCAACTGTTATGCACACCGTTGACTAATTCAGATAACCCACCTTGTGTATATTTCATTAAGGAGATATCCAAACAGTGTGAAGTTATAGATTATGGAAAATTATGGTAGCACAAGACGAAGAATATTCTAAAACAAAAGATAAAGAAGCTTTAGACAAAGCAGTAAAGTCCTTTTTAAAAAAAGGAGGCAAGATAGAAAAAGTCAGAACGGGCATGTCAGCAGATGAGTATCATCAACGTGAACCTGGATCAGTAAAAGAAAGAAAACGTGGCAGGTAAATTTTTAGATCTCAAGACTACTTTACGCAACGCAGACTTGCGTAACAAAGATTACTATGACAAGATGTCTGATGAAGATAAAAAATTGTATTCGCCTTTCATGCTGATGAAATACATGGCATCTGTCAAAGGAGAAACTTGGATGCAAGAACACTATGTTGAAATGATCAATGAATGTGTCAACAAACATCTTTGGACTGTGTCTAAACACAAGAAGTTAGCATGGATGTTGACTGCAATGTGTGGCGTAGAACAAGGACAGTTTCATCCATGGTTAGGATCAAAAAAGAAAACAGGCAACAACGATAAACAAAAATTACTATCTCAACTGTATGAAAACATGAAGCAGGATGAAGTTGACTTACTTGCAGAAATAAATGACAAAAAAGAATTGAAGGAACTTGCACGTGACTTCGGAAACGACGACAAACAAATTAAACTCAAATAACATGTATGAGTGCGATCATTGTGGCAAACAATTTTCACGAGAACGCACACTTATGGTTCATGTGTGTGAACAAAAACGTAGATACATGCAACGTGATGAAAAAGGTGTGCAGGTAGGATTCTTAGCATACAATAGATTTTTTCAATTGGCACAAGGTGCAACCAAAGACAAAACATATCAACATTTTGCCAAGTCACCATACTACATTGCGTTTTGTAAATTTGGTAGACATGTAATATCAAGAACAATTATAGAAGCAGACACATTCATTGATTGGTTAATCACACAGAATGTTGGCATAGATGAATGGGCTAAAGAAGCCACATATGATCTGTATCTCAAAAGTAAACTGTTGACTGAGCCAGTTGAGCCAGCACTAGAACGCACTATCAAATCAATGCAAGACTGGGCAAAAAATGAATCAGCAGAATGGCAACATTTTTTTTACTATGTCAACATCAACAGAGCAATAGAAATGATCAACCAAGGCAAGATATCTCCATGGGCCATATATCAATGTGAAAGTGGCAAGAAATTATTGAATGATATGAATGACGAACAAATTGGACTGATCAGCACCGTGATTGATCCTCAATGGTGGAAGAAACAGTTCAAAAGCAAATCAGATGATGTAGACTTTGCCAAACAAGTGTTACAATCAGCAGGTGTAGAATGAGTGATGCTTACCACGATAGACTAAACTGGCGTAATGAACTTCTTGTGATCACTTCAGAAGAAGCAAGTGAAATTATTAAAGCAGTGTCAAAAATATTAAGATATGGCATGCAACCAAAAGACCAAAAAGCATTGATTGAAGAGATCGGTGATATGCAGTGCATGATTGATTTGATTGTAGAACATAAATTGATCACAAAGACACAGATCAAAGATAGAATAAAAATAAAAAGGAAAAAACTTGAAAAATGGAGTAACCTATGGCAGATGAAACAAAAGAAATCCAAATAGAAACCACAACTCACAAGCAACTTCCTTCTATCAAAAATGGTGTGTGGTTAGCAAGTGTCAAAGAAGAGACTATCGGTATGCCTTGGTTCAAACACTGTGGATTTGGCAAAATTAATGCAACCAGAACCACACTGCTTGCCATACAGGCCTATGTGATGGTGAATGGCAAGATGCCTGCTTTTGTGTGTAACTATGGATGGGCATACGGTAGCCAACATGGTCTACACGAAATAACCAAAGTAATCGAAAGTGATATGTTGATCAATGAATTATGGAATACCCCATTCGATGATGTGCCAGGCACACTTGGAGATCCGAAAGGCAAGGCATGTGCAACCATGGACAAAGTAACAGAAACGTTTATTGCTGACTGCTGTGATCACACAGCCTATGCAGTTGCTAAACAGTGCAAGGAAATGCAAATTGATTTTAAATGTTTTAAATACATTTCTCCACACAGACCATTTGTACAAGATCGTGGTGCAGATCACTATAAACAAATACAGAATACTGCTTGGGAAGAAGATTGCAAAATAGGAGCAGGTCTCATGCGTAAAATGTGTGAAGATAGATTTGGAGACGTGCCTGATGTCACGTAAGAGTGTTAAGAAATATGTAGACCGACCATCATCATATGAAACATCTGTTTGGTTTATGGATAAATCAAACACACTGCTTAGAGAAACTGACCATGTTGCCATATACAAAGACAAATATCCTGCATGTGACGGACATCTTTTGTTTATACCTAAAACCAACCAACCAAGATTCATAGGCGAAGCCATGTCGGAAGCATACTATCATGGACAGACACAATATGAACAAGGCCACTGTGATGGATTCAACATTGGCATGAACATAGGAGAGACAGCAGGGCAATCTGTGTTTTGGCCACACATCCATTTTATTCCTAGACACAAAGGAGATCAAGAGGACGAACCAAGAGGCATCAGGCAGTGTTATCCCAATGATCCATTTGCACCAGGCAATAAGATAGAAGATTATTATGAAATGCAGGCAAGACTCAAAAAAGAAAGAAGAGCATACATTGATGCAATGCAGAAAAAATTGGAGGCAATAGGTGGAAAATTTAGGTACGGCAAATAGACTGAAACAGATTGAAAAACGCATGGAACGTTTGGAAAAGAAGATGGACAAACTGTTGACAACTTTTGAAAAACATATAAAATTTATAGATAACACTTATGCAGGTTTACAAAAACCAATTGCATCAATTAA